TAAGGGGGTTCTCTATCAAATCAAACTGGTTGTCAAAACCAAATCTAAAACGAGGAGAGTGTAATCCAAAACTAGTTGCTAATTTATACTCATCTCTTGCACTTATTTCTGGAAAGGAATTGAGATGATAATAAAGAACCTTACTCACTTTTACCTTTCAACATTTTTTGCAACTCAGCAGTGCTACCAACAAATAATGCATTCGTAACACTCTTCGGTGCGTTGTTGGGAACCTCTTTGAGTTTCTTCATCTTCTCTTGTAGATCACCTAACTTCTCAGTGACCTCTGCAACATTCTTGATTAACTGTCCTGCAACCTCGTATGCCCTTGGATGTTCACCCTCTTTCGCAAGTTCAAGGATACCCTCAATTGCATTAGAACCCTGTTCAACCAACCGATAGAAGTTCTCTCTTTGATACTTATAGTCAGCATCAATATCTTCACCCTCTCCTAGCTCTACTGGATAACGGGAAACATCAGACATTTTGGTGTTTGGGTTCAAAGATGCTTCTGGGGGAATAACATCTCCAACCACTCCAAGCGCTTTGTCAATTTCATCTACCATAATTATCTCCCAATTCTATTTAGTTCCTGACATAAGTTCCACCTTCATATTTTACTTATATGTTAGATATGGAAGAGTAGTTACTTTAGCATTTCTACCATTTCTTATTTTTATCGCACCACGATAAAAATAAGTTTTCGGGTCCGCTTCATGTCTCCAAGGACCATAACTACCCCCTTTAGCACAGTATAAATCAAAGTCTCTTCCTGTTTTACCCTCACTGATAAATTTTTCATATGTTCTTTGGTAAGCACATATACGACACTGGTTGTCTTCACATGTATTCAAATCACATTTGAGAACTAAACTTTGCAACTCTTCTGGTATTGACTCGTATTGCTCAAACCTACCTATCATTTTTGAACTTATATCTTCCCAATCAAAATCATTGCCCTGTGGAACTGGTGTTAGATCACGAATTCCGGCCAAGTAAATATCTACGCCTGCACTCTCAGGATACACTCTATAAAGATCATACCCATTAGTTGCTGTATTTTCTAACGACCACCCAAGTGTTATAGCATCAACACAAGTTTCTTTAATCCATAGTGGAAAACTTTCAAATCTAGGTTTAAGAGAACCATAATCAAATGTACTAGAGAAGCCGGGTCTAATTGACATGCGTTCTTCGACGTAATCAACGGACCAGTTTATCATTTGAAAATCAAAATCTCTAACCTCTGATTTCAAAAAAATAATAATTTCTTGTAATTTTTTAAATTCTCTAGAATTATATTCTTCACTCTCATGTTGTTCATATGAATATCGAACAATAACATCAGCATCAGTTTCAGTCAACCAACGATAAAGAGAATATGTAGAGTTTATGCCACCTGAGAATGGTATGAGTATTTTCATATTACTCTCTCCAGTGCGACCCTTCAATATCAAAAATAAGATTTGTTTTACTTGTATCACCGTGATTATAAGATGAATGAACGTGGGGAAGTTTATTAGCAAACCACCACAGATCACCTGTTTTAAGATATTCAGTTTCTTCATCAACCGTGAGCGTATACTCGCCGGAAACCACAAGAGAAAATCTGTCTTTGTCTGCGAACATGGGCCAACCATCATCATCGGGTGAAAGTCTCCCACCATCAGCGTGTGTTCCCACTCCATTTTTTGGTTGTGTGTTATAATAAATTACTCTCGCAAATTTACCCCCATATGTCTTTGTAAACCAATGAAGAAATTTGTGTGTTTGCGGGTAATAAAAATAATTTTCAGTTGGCCAAAAATCAGGAAGAAACATATCTTTCATATCTTCTGGCAAACTACCAATATATTTGTTAAATTTGTTAAATGGCTCCCACGGAAAATTAGACTTTAGAGAACTTCTCTGGTGCCCCTCATACTCCACAAGAATTTGTCCACCTGTATTTTTCCACGTTACGGGGTTATGTCTTGAGATATCATTTTCCCATAAATTCATGTGAATTTCATCATATATCGGCGCAACATTAATATTGCTTAACAATTTCTTCATTAACATAATCAATTATCTCTCATATAAATTAAGTAAGTCAATTTTCCATCCTCACCTCGACCCCTGTACATATAAGTTGCTGGGTCTGCTTCATGTCTCCAATGACCGTAACTTCCTTTTTCTGCACAATACAAATCAAAGTCTCTCCCTGTCTTACCTTCACTAACAAATTTTTCATATGTTATCCAGTATGCAACTTCACGTCCATTACGACTCTCTGAATTATATCTAATACACAAATCTCGCAACTCTTTTGGTAAGAACTCATACTGTTCAAACCTACCCATCATATGTTTTGCGACCTCATTATAGTTAAAATCATCTCCAGTGGCCACTGGAACCAACTCTCTCACACCACCCAAATATATATCAACACCAATATTTTCAATACCAGATTCACGGCGACTTACTTCATAACCCTGAGTTGCTGTATTTTCTAAACATATTCCTATGGATATTCCATCTGCTCCTGTTTCAAAACACCAATTGATATATCCAGCATAACGTGGTCTAAGAGCACCGATATCATATTTTCCTTTTTTAAATCCCGGCCAGATCGGAATCTGTTCCTTTACATATTGTTTAGGAAACTCACCCAGTTCTAAATCAAAATCACGATATTCTTTTTTAAGGAAGTGTGATAAATTTTGAACTCTTTCAAGTTCTTCTGAACGGTAGTCATCATTTTCAAAATGATCAAATCCATATCGAACAAAAATATCAGCATTAGTCTCAGTCAACCAACGATAAAGTGAATATGTTGAGTTTATGCCACCTGAGAATGGTATAAGTATTTTCATACTAGTCCCACAAATTTGTGTTGACCTTTACAAGAAAACAGTCTTTACCAAAACAATCTTCCATATAAGAACTACAATGAATTCTTGAAGTCTCAAACATAACAACTTGACCAATATTCCAAGGAACAGATGCTGCAAAACTAAACCCATGTAACATCTCAATTGGGTGGTGTTGCAAGTGTTCTACCCAAACATCTGAATCAAAGGGTTTGTTAGTGTATCCTACTAAATCACTATAATCATGATCCAATTGCCACCCATATGGGCCATGTTTTCTATAAAACTTTTGATCGTCATTCTCAATATCAATTCCAGATTTTGCAGACCAAGGAGTTTTTTGATCAAAGTATACAGTCTCAGTTGTTCCCGCACTTCCATCTTCTTTGTAACATCTTAGTGGAAAGAATACTGTTGTGTTTGCAGGCCGAGGCATTTGTCCTGTTCTGTTATGCGATCTCCAATCATGACCTAGATAATTTTCACCATCATTATGTATATGAATTGGTTCTTTGTAATATCCATACCTACCTTGAGTATTTGGTTCATATCCAATAATTGGTTTTAGAATTTCATTGAAAAGTTTCCCCGCATTAGCCTTTTCATCTTCAGTGAAAATTTCTAAATTAGTGTGACCCTGTAGAGAATCACTCATTTCATCTATTGGTAATCCACTGTCAGCTATTTTTTTATATCCACACCAATTTGGATCGATTTCTAGTTTAAATTTTTGAACTCGTTCTAAAACTTGTAGTTCTTCTTCTAAATTTATTAGATTATCAATTACTGACAAAGAAACATCTGCATAATGAAACATGTTATCACTCATCTTCACCCGTCACTGCGTTATAATTTTTCGCATCTTCAAAGAACGATGTCACCTCATTGAAACCAAAATCGTCATCAGCATCAGCACTGGTTGGGTTTGGTGTAACAGTAAGTCTCTGCTGGCGTGTGGGTGATTTGTCAGGCAGATCAGTATATGCATCAACCTGTACCGTCTTGATAACCTTACTAGATGTAATAGGACCATATAGATAGAACTTACAAGTGAAATCTAGAGTATAGATAATTGCTCGTCTTGTAGTGAAGTCACCCTGATAATCATCCTCATAAGAAATACTATTTAGAATAACAGGGATATCTTTTTTAATACCCATATCAGCGTTATCATTCAACGTGATTGTGTAGTCTGGTTGAAAATATGGTAGAATTTGTTCAACAATTTGCAGGGCATCATCTGACTGTTTTGCAAGAATATAAAGTTGAAAATTAACATTATAGGGAACAGGCATATATTGCGTGTCCAATTGATCTGACTTATCACCCTTAACCTTTTTGAATTTCTGAACACGGTTTAGTTTCCGAGCGGCGTCATAGGTAAGTCCTGTAATCTCAAAACCAATACGAGGCAACGTAACCGCAGCAGCTTTACTAAGGTCTGCGTCATCATTCAACCGAACAAGAAACTTCTGCCTTGGACCATATGCCAAGGGAACCTTCATAGTCTGTTGAACCTTTCCAGCGTTATCCTTACGAACCAACTGAATATTGTTAAAAATTGTTCCGAAACCCACAACTACGTTGCGTACTGTTTCGTGGTAGAACTGTTGCCCTAGCATAATGTATTCTCCTTATTCATTATATTTATGCGATAGTAGCAATTGGAGAACCAACTGATTCCACTTGCCACGTTCCGTTTGTACCATTATCTACTAGGCATGTTATTCTTCCTCTTGATCCAACAACTGTTGAGTTGACCAATGTAAGAG